AATTTCCTCGTACAGAGCAACACGCTTTTAGAGATGAGACTAAAGATAGTTTATTTAATTTAACTAAGATATATCAACAGATAGATTACAATGAAGAATTAAATAATGAAAAAACAATAACTAAAGGTAATTTTCAATGGGAAAACGGTGTTAAAGATACGCGAGTTATTTTTATGCCAAATGATAATGGAAGATTTTTAATATCATGGATACCACCTAAGTATTTACAAAATCGAGTGATAATAAAAAATGGTGTGAAAAAACCTGGTAACGAACACATTGGTGCTTTTGGTTGTGATAGTTATGATATTAGTGGAACAGTAGACGGCAAAGGATCTAATGGATCTTTACACGGACTTACAAAGTTTAGCATGGAAGATGTTCCGCCTAATTACTTTTTTTTAGAATACATTGCTAGACCTCAAACAGCTGAAATATTTTTTGAAGATGTTTTAATGGCATGTCATTTTTATGGTATGCCAATATTAGCAGAAAATAATAAACCTCGATTACTATACTATTTTAAACGACGAGGATATAGAGGTTATAGCATTAATCGCCCAGACAAACTTTGGAATAAACTTTCAACAACAGAAAAAGAAATAGGTGGTATACCTAATTCTAGTGAAGATATTAAACAGGCTCATGCGGCAGCAGTAGAATCATATATTGAATTTAATGTAGGATTATTAAAAGATGGATATGGTAATATGTATTTTCAAAGAACATTAGAAGATTGGGCAAGATTTACTATAACTAATAGAACAAAGCATGATGCAACTATTAGTTCTGGTTTAGCAATTATGGCTTGTAATAGAAACATGTACAAACCTGTTGCGCAAAGAACAACTAAGACTATGAATTTAGGTATTAAGAAATATGATAATACAGGTATACTTTCAAAAATAAAATAATAAATGAATATTGCAACTACTACTTACAGTGCATTTCCAGATCAAGTTGTATCAGCAGAAGTAAAAAATACTGAAGAGTATGGACTTCAAGTTGGTAGAGCTATAGAAGGAGAATGGTTTAGGAATTATAGGGGAATGGGATATAGATATGCCACAAACTTTACCAATTATCATAGACTTAGATTATATGCTAGAGGCGAACAACCAATACAGAAATATAAAGATGAATTAGCAATTGATGGTGATTTGTCTTATTTGAATTTAGACTGGACACCAGTTCCTATTATACCCAAGTTTGTAGATATAGTTGTTAATGGAATATCTTCTAGAAATTATAAAATAAATAGTTTTGCACAAGATCCTACATCTATTAAAGAAAGAACAAAGTACGCAGAAAGATTAGATAGAGATTTAAAACAAAAAGAATTATTAGCATCTATAAAAGAAACTACAGGGCAGGATTTTTCAAGTCCTAAAACAAAAGAATTAGGATTAGAAAGTGAAGCAGATCTACGATTACATTTACAATTAGATTACAAACAGTCGATAGAAATAGCAAGTGAAGAAGCTATTGATAACACATTGTCATATAATAAATATGATGATATTAGTAAAAGATTAAATTACGACCTATGCGTATTAGGTATAAGCTGTGTTAAAACTAGTTGGAATAAAGCAGAAGGAGTAAAAGTAGAATATGTTGATCCAGCTAATATTGTTTATTCATACACAGAAGATCCTAACTTTGAAGATATATACTACGTAGGTGAAGTTAAAAACGTTTCATTACAAGACTTAAAAGTTTACTTTCCACATTTAGATAGAGAGCAATTAGAAATAATTCAAAAGTATCCAGGTAATCCTGATTATTTAAGAAACTGGAATGGTAGAGATGATAATCAAACAGTACAAGTGTTGTTTTTTGAATGGAAAACTTTTCATGAACAAGTATTTAAAATAAAGAAAACAGATAATGGATTAGAAAAAGCTATTCAAAAGACGAGTAGTTTTAATCCTCCAGAAAACGATAATTTTTCTAAAGTATCAAGATCAATAGAGGTATTATATAGTGGTGCTAAAATTTTAGGACATCCTATGATGCTACAATGGGAAATGTCTGAGTTCATGTCAAGACCTGAGTCAAATAGAACTAAGGTTATGATGAATTATCATTTATGCGCTCCAAGAATGTATAAAGGTAGAATAGAAAGTTTAGTTAGTAGAATAACTGGATTTGCAGACATGATTCAATTAACACATTTAAAACTACAACAAGTCTTGTCACGTATGGTTCCTGATGGTGTGTTTGTTGATGTAGATGGTTTAGCAGAGGTTGATCTAGGTAATGGAACTAATTATAATCCTGCCGAAGCATTAAATATGTATTTTCAAACTGGTAGTATTGTAGGTAGATCAATGACACAAGATGGTGATTTTAATCAAGGTAAAGTTCCTATTCAAGAATTACAATCATCAAATGGTCAAGCTAAAATAGCTTCACTTATTCAAACTTATCAATATTATCTACAAATGATAAGAGATGTGACCGGGCTTAATGAAGCTAGAGATGGTAGTTCTCCAGATCCTAACTCATTAGTTGGTTTACAAAAATTAGCTGCTGCAAATAGTAATACAGCAACTAGACATATATTACAAGGATCACTATATTTAACTTTAAAAGTTTGTGAAGGAATTTGTAGAAGAATAACTGAAAGTTTAAAATACCCTTTAACTAAACAAGCGTTAATGGATAGTGTATCAGTATTTAATGTAAAAACTTTAGAAGAACTAGCTACAAAAGATATATTAGATTTTGGTATTTATTTACAATTAGAACCAGACGAAGAAGAAAAAGCTATGTTAGAGCAAAACATACAAATGGCTTTACAACAAAATCAAATATTTCTAGAAGATGCTATAGATATTAGAGAAGTTAATAATTTAAAATTAGCTAACGCTTTGTTGAAACAACGAAGAAAACAAAAACAAAAGTTAGATCAACAACAGCAACAACAAAATGTTCAAATGCAAGCTCAAGCAAACGCTGAGTCATCTGAAAGATCTGCTATGGCTGAAATGCAAAAACAACAAGCGTTAAGCGAAACGCAAATGCAATTAGAACAAGGTAAATCACAAATGAGAATAGCTGAGATGCAGGCTAAATTAGAAGTAGATAAGCAATTGATGGCAACTCAATTTAATTACGACATGCAGTTAAAGCAAATGGAAGTGAGCGGAATGGAGCGTAAAGAACAAATGATTGAAGATAGAAAAGACAATAGAACTAAATTACAAGCTAGTCAACAAAGTCAAATGATACAGCAAAGAGGTCAAGGTGGAGCACCTATTGATTTTGAGCAAGGTATGTCTGGCGTGGGACAAGCAGTGTAATTAAGACAACGTAAAATTATATATTATTATATTATGGGAAATGAAGAAACAGGTGCTTTAAAAATAAAAAAGCCTTCTTTGAAAAGAGAAGAAAGTGCCACGTTTAAAGTTAATTTAAGCGAAAAACCACAAGACAAAGTAGAAACTACAGAAGAAATAAAAACTGAAGAGCAAGAAACTGTAGAACAATCTAAACAAGAAAATTTAATAAAAGAAGTAGTTGAAGATACTACTATAGATACTAATTTAGATAATCATACACCAGAGCCTGATTATCCTATTGGTACTAAACATTTACCTGAAAATGTACAGAAACTTGTAGACTTTATGAATGAAACAGGTGGCAACTTAGAAGACTATGTTAGATTGAATGTAGACTATAGTGCGGTCGACGGTAAAGATTTATTAAAACAATATTACAAAACAACAAAACCACATTTAAATGATGATGATATAAATCTTATATTTGAAGATAAATTTGAAGTGGAAGAAGATATTGATGATGAGCGAGAAGCAAGAAAAAAGCAACTAGCTCAGAAAGAAGAAATTGAAAAAGCCAAAACGTATTTTGAAGATGTCAAAAGCAAATACTACGAGGATATCAAGTTGAAATCAAATAATGTAAGCGCGGACTATCAAAAAGCTATGGACTTTTTTAATAGATACAACACAGAACAAGAAACAGCCAAAAGACAACATGATGATTTCTTATCTAATACTAATAACTATTTTGACGATAATTTCGAAGGTTTCGATTTTAAAGTAGCGGGCAAAAGTTTTAAGTATGGAGTTACAAATCCTCGTAAAGTCGCTGAAAACCAATCAAACATTAATAGTTTCGTAGGGAAGTTCCTAGATGAAAAAGGTAGTGTTACAGATTATAAAGGTTATCATAAAGCTATTTATTCTGCACAAAACGTTGATACTATAGCTGAACATTTTTATGAGCAAGGTAAAGCCGATGCAATAAAAGATATTACAGCTAAAGAAACTAATATAACAAACAATACATCTAGTTCACCTACTGGTGGAGGAGATATATTTATTAACGGTTTCAAAGTAAAAGCAATTGATGGTGTAGATAGTTCAAAGTTGAGAATAAAAAGAAAAAATAAAACCTAAAATTTAGAAATTATGGGATTTACTCCAGGCGGATCTTTTCCCGCATCATTGGTGCCAGCTCAACAAAGGATGACATTAATCGATAACTATTTATCGTTTGATAATCCTGCAGGAGGTGGTACGTTCGCTCAGCAATATTTGCCAGAGCTTTATGAACAAGAAGTTGAAAGATATGGTAATAGAACTATATCTTCGTTTTTACGTATGGTTGGCGCCGAAATGCCAATGACTTCGGATCAAGTAATTTGGTCTGAACAAAACAGGTTGCACGTTGCTTACAAAAATTGTGACGTTACTACAGCTGGTGCTGGTGCAACTTTTGATATAACTGTTACTTTAGATTTAGCTACTGCTGATGCTCCTACAGGTGCTGTTAGAATTGGTCAAACAATTTTAATCTCTGATGAAGCTACTGGTTTAGTTACTTGTAAAGCTTTAGTTCAAAATACAACTAATGCTGGTGGTGCTGCTGGTGACACTTTAGAGTGTGCTATTTACGGTGCTGCTGTTCCAGCTGCTATCAACCAAGCTGTTACAGCTGGTGCAAAATCAAACCTATTTGTTTATGGTTCTGAATTTGCTAAAGGTACAATTGGTATGGATGCTTCTATCGAGCCACAGTTAACTCAATATCATAACTCACCTATCATCATTAAAGATTCTTTCCAAATCAATGGTTCTGATACTGCTCAGATCGGTTGGGTTGAAGTTTCTACTGAAGATGGACAAGCTGGATTTTTATGGTATCTAAAGTCTGAGTCTGAAACAAGATTAAGATTTGAAGATTACTTAGAAATGGCGATGGTTGAAGGTGTTCTTTATGAGAACGCTGGAGCATTAGATTATGATTATGGTGCTTTATATCCTACAACATTAGCCCCACAAGGTGGTGCTTCTGGACAAGGTATTAAAGGTACTGAAGGTCTATTTGCTGCTATCGAAGCAAGAGGTAATGTATATTCTGGATTTGCTGGTGCTGCTGCTCCAGGTTCAGGTGCATTAGCTGATTTCGATGAAATCCTTAAAAACCTAGACAAGCAGGGTGCTATTGAAGAAAACATGCTTTTCTTATCTAGATCTACTGCTCTTGATTTTGACGATATGATTGCTGCTATGAACGGAGCTTACGCTTCTACTCAAGCTGCTTCTTATGGTCTTTTTGAGAACGATGGTGACATGGCACTTAACTTTGGATTCTCTGGTTTTAGAAGAGGTTCTTATGACTTCTATAAAACTGATTGGAAATATCTTAACGATGCTTCTACTCGAGGATTATCTAAAGAAATTGACGGTGTTTTAGTACCTGCTGGAACTACTACAGTTTATGATCAAATGTTAGGTTCTAATATTAGAAGACCTTTCTTACATGTAAGATATAGAGCTTCTGAGACTGAGGACAGAAAGATGAAATCATGGATTACTGGTTCTGTAGGTGGTGCATACACTGACACTTTAGATGCTATGACTGTAAGTTTCTTATCTGAAAGATGTTTAGTAACTCAAGCTGCAAATAACTTCGTGTTATTCAAAGGAGCTTAATTATAATTTAACATTTTAAAATATAGAAATTATGGGATTAATTCAGTATATACCACAAAGTGGTAATCCAGAAACACCAGGGCAAAAAGCAATAACTGGTGGAGATGTTCTTAGTATGACTGTATCGTCAGGCGTTATTACTATAAATAAAGACGATGCTGGAGCTACTAGTATAGCATTTACATACACCTCTACAGGCGGAAACCCACCTTCAGACGCTGAGCTTTTTGAAGCTTGGGCTGCTGTAGTTGGAGCCGCTAATGGAGCTGCCGGGCCTGCTATCAATGCGCCTCAATTTTACGATGACGTAGACGTAGCGATCTACCCTGCTGTAGCGTAAAATATATATTAAGATCCCGCTTCGGCGGGGTCTTTATTTAATTATTTATATTATATTATATTATGGAAGAACAAGAAATAGTAAAAGCTCCTGAAAAAACTTGGGAGTATAAAGATAGAAATTACTATCTATTAGGTGAAAAACAACCTTTAACATATACATTACCATGCAAACATTCTAGAAGATATCCTCTTGTTTGGTTTGATCCAGATTTAGGATATGAAAGAGAATTAAGGTATGCTACAAATCAACAATCTATTTTTGTAGATGAACAAGAAGGATCAGCTACTTTAAAGCATATTGTATTTGAAAAAGGACATTTATTTGTGCCTAAAGAAAAAAGAAATTTACAAGAATTTTTAGAACATCATCCACATAAAAACTTAATATTTAAAGAGTTTAAACGTGAAGTAGTTGCATCTAATGAAGTAGATTTAATAGAGCTAGAAGTAGAAGCATTAAATATTGCTATGCAATTAGATGTTGAAGAAATGGAAGCTGTATTAAGAGTAGAAGTTGGATCAGACGTAACTAAGATGAGTTCTAAGGAACTTAAACGAGATTTACTTAGATTTACTAAAAGAAATCCTGCTTTATTCCTAGATCTTGTTAATGATGAAAACATAATGTTGAGGAACTTTGGTATTAGAGCTTGTGAAGCTAGAATAATAAAATTATCTCAAGATCAAAGAACTTTTACGTGGGCTAGTAATGGTAGAAAATTAATGAATGTACCATTTGAAGAAAACCCATACTCTGCTTTAGCAGCTTGGTTTCAAACTGATGAAGGATTAGAAGTTTATGCTTCAATAGAGAAAAAGTTAAAATAACAAGTGATTATAATCACCAGGGGCCGCGGTTGGCGGCCTCTTTTTTAAAATATTAAAATGGCAGTATCCGTAGATTTAGTTTATAAAACAGTCTTGCTAATACTTAATAAAGAGCAAAGAGGTTATATGACGCCTGATGAATTTAACAAATCAGCTATACAGGCACAATTAGAAATATTTGAAAAATATTTTGATGATCTAAACGTTCAACTAAGAATACCTGAATCTGACAATGAATATGCCGATAGAATTAGAACAATAGAAGATAACATTGCTATATTTCAAGAAAGACAAGTATTAAGCTTTAATGGTACTTCTTATTTTAATAACTCAGGTGTAGATATCCATAGATTAGGTTCTGTTCAATATGAACCTACAAATTTAATACCTGTAGAAATACAACAAATGACTCAACGCGAATATCTTGAATCTGCAAGATCTCCAATCGCAAAACCTTCTGAAGATTTTCCTGCACTTGTAAAAAGAGGTAATCAATATTTTGTATATCCAACAACAATAGTTAATAATGTTGTAGCGTATTTTATTCGTAAACCTAATAATCCTAATTGGGGATATACAGTTAATCCAATAAACGGAGCGTTTATAAATGATCCTAATACAACAGTTAATTTTGAATTGAGTGATATAGAACAAACTGAATTAGTATTTAAAATATTAATGTATGCAGGTGTTATTGTAAGAGATCCTCAAATTGTACAAACCGCTGCGTCTATGGTAACAGAAGAAAATCAAACAGAAAAAACTTAATAAATTATGGCTTATCCAAATGGTGGTTTAATACAAGAAACTAATGCTCAGTATTATGAAGGAGATCAGATATTTTTTACGGACTCTATTTTTACTAGTGTTAATTGTACTTTAGATACTAAATTAAGAGATGCAGCAGGTACTATATCTACAGGTGGTGCTGCAGCTAATTATAAACTATTTCAAGATATAAGTGGAGGTGGAAATAATTGGGTATTAGTTCAACCTAATATAAGTACAATGAGTATTTCTGCTGGATTTCCAGGAGGTGGACTTACGGCTGCTTTTGGTGCTCCGATTGAAAATGGTGGAGTTCCAGCAAACCCTGGTACGTTTGAATCCATGCCTCTTCCAGGAAGTACGACTAGTGGTATTGGATTAGTATTACAATTTGTATTTAGTGGACCAGCTACTTTAGATTCAATAACAGTTGTAAAAACTGGAGATGGTTATGCAGCGGCTGATAATTTACAGATGGCTTTACCAGCTGGCTTTACAGATAGCGGAGGAAATCCCTATATTGAAGTAGCTGTGGCGTCAGCGGCGATATATACTGGACCAACCTATACAGTTACAAATAATTTAATTAACTTTCCAAACGGAGGTTTAAGATTTTCTTCTCCTGTTTCTCCTATAACTCAAACAGCTTTAAAAATACAATTAAGCCAACAATCTATATGGGATAATTACAATAACTATCAATATATAAAACTTAATGATGTTATTAATAATTTTGTAATGTCATATGTTGGTAAAGGTAAAATTATACCTTATGCTAATAGGAACGAAATAATATTTCACGCGAGGCGAGGTTTACAAGAATTTAGTTATGACACGTTAAGAAGTATTAAATCCCAAGAATTAACTTTATCTCCTAGCGCAACCGCAATATTTCCACAAGACTACGTCAACTATGTACAGATGTCTTGGGTTGATAGTTTAGGAGTAAAACATATTATATATCCTACGCAACTAACTAGTAATCCGCAACAACCGTTACTACAAGATGGTATGGGTATTCCTACTCAAGATAATTATGGAGAAAATCTAGAATCACAACAAGCTATTACAAACGAGAGATGGAAAAATAATGTGATAGATAATCAAAATGGAATGTTCTGGGCTCAAGATTATAATGCTAACATTTACAATTGGACATGGTG